GATCCCCCGCCGCGTCAAGTGCGCCAGTGCCTAAGTTTTCAGCAGCAGTCGTTGACATTGCTCCACCAACCGTAGGTACGTAAAGATCGCCTGAGTCAACAATAGATGAATCAGCTTTATCACCAGTTCCTTGGCCAGGATCAGAAGCACCGACCAAACCAGAAGGACCACGAGCATTGTGTCCATCTACAGTTGAGTCACCTGAGTAAGCAGTTTGAGCTTCGTTGAACAATGCTTCTGTACCAGCTGCACCAGCACCAGCACTTGGAGTCTGGTATTGTGAACGCATTGCAAAGATAAGACCAGTAGGACCAGTCATAGGTTGTACGCCACATACGTCATATGCCATCAAATTAGGCATAGCACGACGAACAAGGGCGATGAGTACAGGGTTCCAGTTATCAGCTGCACCACCAGTTGCAACTGAACCAGCACCAGCTGCGTTACCCGCAACTTCATTAATTACACCCTGTTCGATGAGGGCTTTTTCTTGGTTCTCAAGTACTGCAGCTGTTACACTACGACGATGTGAGTCAACAATTTTACCAGCAGACTCTTCGTTAAGTACTGGAGACCATTTTTCTACTAATCGATCATACGATTCCATAGAGATACTCCTTATTTATTTGATTTTTTGATTGCGGAAAGGTACTGTGACATTGCAGAAGAGACTTCAACAGTATCATCAGACCAATCGTCACCTGTTTCTTCAGAAACTTCTTCAGTGATTTCTTTCTTAAAATAAGACTCTTTAACAGTCTTAACTTTATTGGCGAAAGATTCTTCATCTTCGAAGTCTAATGATTCAACTAATGACTTTAATTTTTCAACTTCAGTTTCGGCCATATCACGAGCACTTTCGCGAACGATTATTTCACGTTGATATGCTTCCAATTGTGAAGACATTTCAATTACAGAACCAGTTTGAGCATTAAGTTTTTCTTCAAGCTCTTTAACAGTTTCTGCAAGTTCATCAACTAGGTCAACCTTAGTTTCAGGAACATCGATGTAAGATTCAACAAACAGGTCTTTCAACGAGTTCATAAAACCTTCAGCGATCTCAGTGCGAAGACCAGTCTCCACAGCAAGTTTGTTTTCTTCCATCCACTGTTCAACTACGTAGTTGAGGTATGAATCAACCTTTTCCACGAGATCAGAACGAGTAGATTCAAGTTCTTCTTCGAGGCGAGTTTCATATTCATCTTCTAACCGAAGTACCTCTTCTGAGATTTTCGATTTGATAGCAGTTTCGAAAATTACAGCAGTTTTCACTTTAAACTCATCTGATAATGTGGCTTCACTTTCTACTAAAGCATTAAGGTCATCAGAAAAATCATAAGATGTTTCAAAAACTTCTTCATCTTCTTCTGTAATCTCTTCGACTTCTAATGCATTAAGAAGAGCTTCGAGATCTTCTTTCTTCATTGATGCCATTGCTTTGTAACCAGCGTTAACCATTGCTGCTTTGGATTTAGATCCATTACCTTGCGGTGCCGGTTCATCTTTTCCATCTTTATCACCTTTGCGCTTGGGTGCTTTCTTAGTAGAAGCAGTTGCTGCTACTGAAGCCACACTTTGTGCTTCGGCGTTTTTCATATCGTGAGCTTCCTCGACTTGATTGTCCTCGTCGTGAAGTTCAACATTGTCTTGATTAGACATACATGACTCCTATTTTTTAGACTTGAGCAACGAGAGGAAATTTTTAAACTCACGAACCTGCGTCTCATAAAGATGCTTTTTCGGAGCGACTTTAATTTCTGTCTCCATTTCTTCAATCACTTGAGGTTGAATAATGCCATTATTCCATACCCACTCTACGCCTTCCATTATGCCATTGACAAATGCGGCCGGAGCGGATGGATCTTGTACGATATCGATTGTATTTAACATAAAATCGTCACGTACATAATTGACACCATTTTTACTCTCAAGACTACCCATACCACGAGTTGACACTCCTAGTTGAACGCCACCTTCAAGAAGACCTTTTACAATCTGTCCCATCGGAGTATCCAAAATTTGTGCCTTTCCAACAACATCATTACCTTTCCATTCAAGGGCGGTAATGAGATGAGAAACTTTATCAAGATTCACTGTAGGTCCTTCAGGATGATTTAACTCACCGACAGACCTTTTTTGTGACACTTGTTCGGTAACATACTTATCTACAGCCTTTTCCATAATAGGACGAGGATAAATACGACCATTTCTATTCTTTTGTTCTGCTTGTGCAAATACACCTTCGATAGCAAACGATTTAGGTTTGCCATCTTTACCTTCAGTGATAACAGTCTCAATTGACTGATCAATGTATTCTGCCATTAATTTCATTTACATTTCCTTAGCAAAAGTAACACCCATCTTTTCAGCTTCTTTTTGGTTACGATAGGTATCCAATTTATCTCCGTCAATGTAAACAGAGAACCCTTTCTTATCTTTATGAATCATAACAGTATGTTTGTTAACCTTTTTCTGGAAAACATGTTCTCCATCAGGCATCTTTTTTTCTCGTATGTTCTTAAAAGATTTCATAACTATTATTTATACAATCTTAATCTTCAACGGGTTCTTCACTTTCTTCAGGTTCATTGTTATAAATTTGACCGGCAATTCTTAATTTAGCTTGGTCTAACGCATCTTGCAACCTATCACTGACCATATCATCGAACTGTGTATTAGCCTTTGTAAACTCTTTGTTTTGAATTGCATTTATAAAATCATTAATATTGTTTTTTTCTAAATCGATATCATTAGGGGTAACCTCACCAATAACACCATCTGGTCCTAAATCTATCTCATCAAATGTTTCTGTATCTACTTCACTCATTTTATATCCTCGCTATGTAAGATGTTTTCTTCAAGTTATCTTTTAGTTTTTTACCAGTAGAACCTGCTACGTTGTGTTCTGAAAGTAACTCATCCCAAACCTGATCCGCAGCTGCATTTGCTATTGCAGTAACATCATCAGGTGTGATAGCAACCGAAGCTGCTTCAATTGTAATTAAGTCGACGATGTTTGATCTTACTAATGACACCGACACACCTTCTGCAAAATAAAACGGAGTTTCTCCCGCTTCTCGTGTATATAGGTTTCCTTCAATTGTTAATGTATAGGACTTCTTTGACGCAAGGGGTTGTATTCTCCATCCGTTTTCAAGGAAGTATGTAACACCAAGATCTCTATCATCTGTAATCGGGTCACCACCCACAGCTGTAAATGCCTTTGGCCATACAACGGGAGGTGGCGATTCTGTCGCAAACTGCGACCACTCTTTCCATGCAGAATACAAATCGACTTTCACGTCTAATTCTGTGACCCCTTCTGCAACATAAATGTTTCTGTTAGCGCCATCAAATGATACCTTTTGGTTAGGATGACCACCTGCTGCGGCAGTCTCCCAGTTCCACCAAGAACCATAGTTGAAATGAATAGATGGCATTACTGAGTGCGCTCTCGCCAATAGATAGACCAGTTTAACCTAACGTTGTTCCAATCTACTGCTAAAGCATCACCATCACCATCTTCGCCAGTGTCATCAAGGTGTTTGGCCATAAACGTCCACACCGCTCGTGGTGGGGGACTAGCGTATAACGCAAGACCAGTCGTAATGTCTACGTCTGCACCCATACCCAAATCGGTGTAAGTTAATGCGTTTAATGATGTCCAATAATCGTTCGCCAAACTTGCATTAGTTGCAGTAGATGCTATAGTACCATCACCACCACCATCTGTTGTAAATGCTCCGGTGTAGGATGCTTCAGCAGCACTTCTGCCACAGATAGCAACCGTACCACCAAATGATGTTGCAACAATAGTTCCTGTTCCGCCCGATGGGGCTGTTGCGGTCGCAGTAAAGATTTCGCCGGGAACATTTCGGGATGCACCAGCAGCGCCTGTATAGTCAGTACCACCAACAGTGACGATTTGATATTCAACACCATCTGATGCTGCTGACGCCGCAATTACATTAGCATCTCCAACACCGGTATCAACATCAATCTTCATAATAAAAGCAGTATGACTTCCTGTGGTGACAGTTAATTTTTGTCCAATGTCCAAGCTTGTGCAATCATCTACAGCAAGAGTTCGAACAAGACGATCATCCGCAATGTCTGCTTGAGAATTATACAACCAGGCCTCGCTTCTTGTCACATACGACAAATAATACCAATCATTCGGATTATCTACTTGATCTTGGCTAGCATAACCTGAACCACCAGCCGTCTTACCTGTAAAAGTTGTACCAAGAACAGTTGCAACATCTTGGTCACCATCTGTTTCACGAATTACAACTGGCTGAGTGTCTGCAAAATAATGTTTGGATTCACCAAATACCGGATGGGCCCCCACTTCAATAAGAACTGAAGAATGATTTGTCGTATACTTATCTTCGGCACTCTTCCAATTTACAATGGGTTGTAGAGCCCGAGAAAGGCTTTGGTCAGAAAGATTTCTTACTGTACCGTATTGAAAGTTGTCAGACAAAAGATCAAACCTGAACAGACCATCACCCTGAACAACAAATTGTCCAATCTCTTGAAGATGCGCCAAATGGTCTGCATCTTCATCAACTACCACAGTAGGAGTAGCTATGGATGGACTACCAAAATCAAACCCCCGATTAATACAACCATAAAATAATCTGATTTCTACTGGTACCGCATTCCCCGTTTTGATGTCGTATGAAGACACTTCGAAAGATAGTGGTTGATATACCGAGTGATTCTCGTCACCGTTTGATAAGAACTGGATTGGTGACAATGACCCGTGATACTGTGTAGATGATCCCGAACTGGCAGTACCAGACTTCAGCGTTGCTGGAAAATTGGTGGAACCATTTCTAGTTTGTCTAGTTCTCCAATAAGGTTCTAAGTCTGGTCGGCCGAAATGTTTTGTATCCCACGCTTTACTGACCTGCTGTGACGCCCGAAGCGGATCTGTAACCGCCTCGATAAAGACACCAGCACCATACGCATAAAATTCTGAGGAACTTCCTGTAGTACCATAATTTGCTTGAGCCCAACAAACTGGACGATTTGCATTTCCTATCGGGTTATGGTTTTGTGTGCCGATACTAATACCGTTGTGATGGTACATTTCGTGGCACACAATACGCTGTCCTTCATAAAATATACCCCAACGAGTACGACCACCGCCCATGAATTGAAAGTCAATCCAGTAAGTGTTAATCTTAGAAACATCAAGTTTAATACCTGATGGATTGTTCGCACCACCGGTGCCTAATAAGGTATCGTTGTTCCACTCTTTTTGTACAATTTCGTGATTTTTTGTTGCTTCATTATTGAAAGTAAAACGATGTACTACTCGAAGTGCGGAGCCTGGTCCTGTGCCAATTGCATCTGCCGGAGTTGCTCTTCCGCCTGGGCTTGAGTCGGATCCTTTTATTTGAAAGAAAAACCCGTCAGTGGCGTCAAATGCCCCCCAAAGTTTTGTGTTATTTTCTGTTCCGGTTTCTACATCAGCACGAGCCGCCATAACAAATAACATTGAAGTACCTTCTTCATAAGAATGAAAAAGATTTGATGTGTGGGTTACTCGTTCTCCTGCGGTTGTTCCTACAGTAAGTTTAGTTCCTCGTGTTAATGGATCCCAAGCGTTAGATACTGCGTTACCACCTTCTCTTGAGTTTACAAACTCATTCGGAAGATTGGATTTTGAAAAGTCATAAGACGCAAGCAATCTGGCATCATTTATCTTAAGACTTCCCATACCAGTGATTTGTGGGTTGCCTTCCGCAAAAGTTACTTGGCCTGATCCAAATCGGTCGATATCCCAACCATATTCGGGATTGTCGTATCCCATAATGTTTTGTGCTGGGATATACACATCATAAAATGCATCGACTTGAGCAATATCTTGAGAATCATATGAAATTACATCGTTTTGTGTTGGTTCGAAATTTTCAAACTTAGCAGTCTTATTATAATGAACTGAAAGGATACCAGTCCCATTGCCTCTATCGAATACACCATGAACATGAACTTTACCATCACCACCAAAACCAGCAATATCATACCTTTCGCCGATTTTCCAAACATGGTCCGTAGATCCACCAGCAACCGCGTTGAAAGTTTTGTATTCAATTTCCGCAGTGTGTATCATGTACACACGATCGCCAGTGCTCTCCGGTGGTATCCTAGTAAATCTCTTTTCGCCTGCCATTTTAGATCCTGTTAAATTCCGTTGATATCTTTCTATTTATACTTCAAACGCATCAAAGTTTCTATCGACTGTTTGTGTCAATGGAAACGAATTGTTTGTTGTTGTAATTGTTTGATTTAATACAGTAATGGGCAAACTACCTACTCTGTATGCTAAAAAGTCTATAACTTCTCCAGATCCAACCGGAAAGGTATATGAAGCATCTACTTTCTCTACCGTGACTGTTTCGCCTGGAGAGTCTATTATATCTGGTAATTTACTAGTCGAAGATGCAACGTCAGTAACATTTATTGCTGATGCCGTGGGTTCACCATCTACTGTATACGTATCAAAGATTTTAAGATTGCTTCTTTGAGATACACGAACTTGATCTCCGTTCACCAAACCCATCGTTGTGAAATCTGTTGTGCCTGTTCTAAGTATTTGTGTTATGTTTGCACCACCACCAGTGTCTAGTTCAATGTCTGTACCTGTGACTGCTGAAAGAATGTCTTCATCAAACAACTTAACTGGTGATGCTACCGCAGAAGAATATGGTGATGGGTTTTCTAGGACTGAAACTTCAGTGTTACCTAAAAGGCCAGAGATGGTTACTTCAACATTATTCAAAACATTTACTGTTAATGTTCCACCACCAGTAAGGCCCGTAACATCTGTTTCTATAGAAGGAACGGTCGCGTTATTAATAACACTGATGTCAACAACAATTGCGTTTCCACCTGTAGCGGTAATCTTTATAGCACCGTTTGCTGTGGTAGAGACGCCGTTTCCCACAACACCCGTCCATCTATTGCTTGGAGAAATTAATGTGTTACCACTCCAAGTTGCGGTTGCGCTTGAAGTGATCGTTCCTAGATCAACAGCATTCCCTGTTGCTGAACTTGTTTCAATAGTAGAACCTGTTATATTAGAAAGTTCAGATGGTGAAACAGAAATGGCTGCGTTAGCATCAACACTATCAGTAATTTTACAATTGGTAATTGTTGCACCAGCAACAGTGATGAGACCACAAGAAGTAAAAGAAGAATCGTCTACTGTATTTGGATTCGTTCCACCATTGAATGTGAAGAAACCACAATCATTAAACACGCATGAATTTAAATCAACAGTTGCATTATCTGTGACTATAAAATTTCCACGAGCAGGGTAGTTGCCCTGTCCAGCAAGAGATGTAACTGACACATTTGTCCAAGTAATTGATGATCCTGTATTCTGAATTTCAAATGCATTAAAGTTTGCAGAACAAAATATAGATTCCTGAATGATAATATTGACATTAGAGTCTAAGAATGTAACAGCGCTTGTTCCTTGTGCACCCCCAGCTTCTGTAGTAATTGGTGCGCTTCCGCTTCCTAATAAGATTCGACCTTGGAGTTGAAACACGCCATTTTGTAACGAGAAAATACCAAGACGATGAGAACCAGAGTTAATTAAAACGAATCCAGATACCGCTCCGGTGCTGTTTTTATCATTATAATCCGCTATATCTTGAAACGAACCTGTAGTGCTATTAACATCACTTGTCATTGCAATGGTGCCTCTACCATAACGCATTGCATCCATTCCAAATGGGTTACCTTTTGAGATATTAGTAAGATTGTTTACAGCATATCCTAATACTTGATTTGTTCCGTTTGGACTGCCTTGATCTGTACCGGTTGTGCCGTTAGCAGACTGAGCATAATTAACCGGATAACATCTCCACCCACCATACAACTGAGTATCAGAACCATCAACATAAAATTTTCTATAATTGGCTGTAGTATTGCCTATATGAATTTGATAACCGCCGTTTGGTCGGTCTGCGACTGAGTTAGGTGCTGCCCAATATGTCCATATGTAATTTGCACCATCGGTCGGAACGGTCCAAGAAGCAGCTGCATCGTAACCATAACCACCAACTCCGGTCGCGTTAAAGTTCTTACTTACGCACTCAGCCCCTTGAATAAAAAAATCGGTTTCAGATGATTTACCTTGGTTACCACCAGTACCACCAGCAGTTGCACCAGTAAATTCGACAATAGTTGCATCATCAGCCGCAGCTTCAATCAGGTTAAGTTCGAATAAGTCTGTGCGTAAAGTGGCCATCTAGTCCTCTAAATCTAAAGCCGTCTTAACTGCTTGTGATAGTTTCTCTGCACCTTCTGATTTTCGGGCCTCATCCAATACTTTTTTATAATCAAGAATCTCTGTCATATCAAATTCCCAAGAGGGCTCGGGATTACCGTCCACAAATTGAACAGTACCATCATCATTGTATATCATATCGGTAGGAGTAACATATTGTGGTGTTACATTATCTACAGATTGGGCTTTCATAAGAAGTTCGTCTGGTTCCATCGATAAAATATCTGAGGCTTGTTCAATACTAATTTTCATAATTAATCCTTTAGTTAAAAAGCGGGGGGAGAAACTCCCCCCGTTCACGTTTATTTATTAAGGCGCGTAGTTTCTTTCGAGCGGGGCAATGACCGAGAAGTCTTGACCAGACGCATCAGCAATTGTAAAGTTCGATGATATCCATTGTGC